GCTTTACATACCATTTCGAGATTCATTTTATTTTACGTTGATATGTTCCCTTCCGCTATTCCTGGTGGTACCGTTACAACCCGGGGCCCCGCCCGTCATGCGGGGGCTGGGGATGCTCAATCTGTTGATGACATCCCCTTTGCTGGCAACATTACTGCCCGTGTGCCTGCCCGTTTAGCAGGATTGGGAGGTCAACGCCTTTTGGCGGGTCCTCCTGGAGCTAGCAACTTTACTGCTCGTTACACCGTGCGCCCAACGGTGCTTGGGCAACCTGGGGGAGACCCCTCGTTGCCCTCGTTTGGTCGCTTAGCGACTCGCAACCCACCGCGTAAAGGGGGCGACGGCACTAATGGTAGTTTGATTAGTCCCGTCGATTGTTGTGTATCAACACGTTTGCCGCATCGTCAATCCGGCTGTCTTGGGCCCGCGAGTGAGAACTCGCTTGACCCTTCTTCTAGCCCGAGTTTAGGCACTCTTATGTCTAACTCGAGCTCCGGCGTGAGTTTTACTTCTATTAATTTAGCAGCAGTGACGCACGCTTTGCCGCAACCTCGCGTTTCTAGAAGTAGACCAAATGAGGTTAGCGTAGCCGGTTCTAGCATCCCTGATCAGGATGGCGCTGAATCGAGTATGGTTCTGACGCGACGTCAGAAACGTAGGAAAATGCCAAAGATGGGAATGGCAATTTCCAATAGCGGTGGTGCCGCGGAATGTCTCGCTGAACGTGTTTTTGCATCTGACCCCCCTTGTGGACATCCGAGTATGTCTGGGGAGCGACGCAGTTTGTTTAGAACGTTTTTGGAAGATTTGTCGCCTCGTAATGCGGCTCTGATTCCTCGTGTGCGTGATATTCTTGTCGTGGACGTTGGTAGCCAATCAGGGCTTAATCGTGCATTGGTTGCGTTGGCGGATAACAGATATCCGCTAATTGCCGCTTATCATTGCATGAACCCTGAGGTCATTTCTGATGACGCTGCGCATAATTGTGAAATTGCGCTGCAACGCGGGTCGGAAATTGTGCTGGATGGTGTGTCAACGGGTTGTTATTTGTCAGGGAATCCCCGCATTACAACTTGTACACACTTATTACGTGATTGCACTTGTGCTACCACGCTTGCCGATTGTAGGAAGCGTAAAGGTTCAAAGGATTTGGTTGCTAATTATCTATTTTGCCATTCTTTCTATTATATGGAAGATTGTGATCTGCGTGCTATACCTGCGTGGTACGGCACACGATTGTGGATGATTGTGCACGAATTCGTTGGTGAATCTGGTAACATCCTTGGTGAGGCTGAATGGTTTCGTGATGGCGAATTCATCGTTCAAACTCATCTTAATGCCGGTGGTAGTGTCTACCGGCATTTGGATTGTACCTCTCGTCTCAAATCTGGTGAAATTATTGTACCTGATTTAGAGAGCGATGGATTTTCGCGCTATGTTGCTGGTGTTACACCTCGGTTGCGTTTGGCGGGTTCAGTTTTGTACCGCTACGCGTTGTGTACTCGCGGGCCTTTTTTAGATGTTCGGGTGTCAAGGACTGTGACCCCCTATACTCAAAATGTGTCCGTGCCGGATCTCTTGCAGGAGCTTGTACCTTCGACTCATGTTGTCACCCCTGTCATGTTAGACATGGGGTTGAAGGACGATATCGAAGTATTGTCGTGTATTGCTCCCGTCACGCCCAGCGTGACGTGGCTCGAGCCGGCCAGCCGGTTGTTGCCCGCCCCGTTTTGCCTTGTGGCGATCGGTGCGGTGTTAACCCGCCGTTTAGCGACATGCGCGCTGAAACAGCTCAGGGTTGTGTTGAGCCGTGGCGATTGCGAAAGCAACGCATCGCCGCCGCTGCAGTTGAGCGGAGGATTAGATGATCCTCTTCTCGAGACACCCGAGCTTACCCCGGTCGTCCGTGAGAAAATTCGACAAGCCCATATGAATGTCACCTATCGTGACGTTAATATGGAAACCATCGTTAACGGTTCGATCGCCGCCAATCATAAGATTGGTCGGATCCCAGGTGTTGACCACACGAGTCCTGAAGTCCTTGCTGAGAGTGGCCGTGCGATGCTGTGTGAAGCTAATTCGCAGTTGACGATCGCCGGCCATGTTCAAGAACTTGAACCTCGTATTAAAGTGCTCAATGCCAAGCTTGAGAAGTTATCCGTGGCCCGATATTACCTAGCCTGTTTGGGCTGGGGTTTCGGGTACGTTGTTCTCCCCCTTTGCGCCAAGGAGATTGCTGTTGTTGCTGGTGCCGACAGATATTTCTCACTTTTAGTAGGTCTTGGTGCGCTTGGTGGGTTTAGCTTGATTGTAGCGTGTTTTGACGCTGCGATTGGTGATGTGGGTTTGTTTAGTAGCCTGCGCGACTTGGATGTCGCGCGTGAGAGAGCGCGTCGTTCGTACCTTAGTAGTATTGAAGCGCGCCGGGAGCGGAAATTTGTCCGATGACTCCCACTTGCTGGTGTCGTTGATACGCATGGTTATTTTTTGTCGGAATCGGTGATTCCTGAAGATTTTCCTGAGGGATGTTACCTTTTCCCGAATAACTTGTTAGTTGGTCAGCACCTCGGGTATGGCGACGAAAGTTTACTTGATGTTAAGCATACTATTCGTTCTCGCCCGACTGGATGTGACATGCGTATCACCCCCGTAGCTGGTTGTATAGCTATGGTGGGGCAATCCTGTTACGTCGCCGCGAAATGTGGTTGTAATTTGCATAATGCCTTGTGTAATCGGCATGGTAAGCATCAACCCCCTTTTAGCGGCGATTTTGCGTCTTGGATCAGTTGCGTTGATAGCCTTTATGTTGACTATCTTCTCATGTTTGATCAGACCCTAAACAGGTTGTGCACGACATGGATTGAACGCTGGCCGCTGTGGAAGCGGTTGGCGATAATCAAGTCAGAGCTTACGGAAGTCTCGCGACCTGATTTGATCACGGTGATGACGAAGATGGAGGTTTCGGTGAAACCATTGAAGAAAGCACGCAACATACAATGGTATGTTAACTACTGTACTCAATCGGAGTTTGCGCCCGTCGTGGTTGCGTTGCAGAAAACGTTGACTGCGATGTTTTACCGTGCCCCTTCGTCTGGGCGTGTCCGTGTGACATTTGGATCGGGGTTGAATGCCAAGGCTTTAGGTGCTTGGATGACCTCCGTTATGCTTGACCGCCCCACTTATTGGATTTATGAACGGGACGGTGCTTCTTGGGATGCTTGTATGCAGCGCGGTCATCATGACATGGTCTTGTCAGTTTATGGTCGTTTTACCGATGTTGCCTTTTTACAATTTATTGATAAGGCATTCACGGTGCGTTGCCGGAAAGATACCGGCCACGGCTTGCTGGATTACACATTGGTTGGGACGTGCAAATCGGGTCATAATGACACGACTTTGTCCAACACTCTCAAGAATGCTGGTATTGCTTATGCCGTTGCCCAGGATATGGGCCTTGATTGCGACATCATCATTGTTGGTGATGATTTGTTGCTTATTTCAAGTGATGATTTTGACGAGCATGAATTTGCTCGTCGTGAATCATCTTTCGGCATTGTACCGGAGTATAAGAAATTGCGGTCTTATGAAGACTGCACCTTTATTTCCGGTTTGTGGGCGCCCTGTGTCGGGGGATTGGCTTTTATACCAAAACCCGGGCGTTTGATTGCGAAATTGTTCTGGTCCGTTAAGTTTCCCTCAGCGAAAATGCGTGACCAACATGTTCGTACAATCATTCAAGGACATTTGCCCGTTTGTTCGGGTTTGCCAGTTGTCGGCGCGTTTTTACGCGCGAATGATGTTGTTGTTAATCTTTATCGCAAGTTAGTGATGAAGTGGAAACAATATTGTTTTCAACACTATGAGTCTGAGATTGTTTGGGATGATTTGGTCATCCGCAAATTCTTCTGTCATAGGTATGGCATTACCTTTGCCGATATAGATTTGGTTGAGGACTTCCTTGTTGATAATGCGGGACATATCGGGTTGATTGTGCATCCGGTTTTGACGCGTATCATGGAAGTGGATCTTTGCTCTTTAGAAGATCGCGACCTTCTATATTGATGAGCCTTTTTCCAGCTTCACGGCCTGGATTAGCAATAGTGGGACACTTGATATTTTTGATCGATAAAATTCTCGAAATATCGTTGCTTTTAGCATGTCATCTGTTTTACCTGAACAGATTACCAACCATCTTGAGAAATTTGGTTTGGACCCTATTGCGGCGAGTTGGGTGTTGAAAGCGTTACACCCTGCTTCCGTTACTGCCTGCAGCGGCATACCCGACGAAACATATATTGATGTTATTCGTCCGGATTACCGTTGCGAGGTTGTTGTTAACCCACCTGCTGGTGGTGTCCCATGGGATTGTTTGATCTGGAGGCCGGGCGGTAATGTGAATGCGTTTATTGCCGTTACCGGCGCGGCAGGCGTTGATTTTCGCAACGCCGCCGCGGCCGCGTTGACTTGTACCGTAGTACCTATGGAAGCTACGACGTACATCAACTCGGATCTCCAGACTTATATTCCAATTACCGGGTTTGTGCCTTTTGGCGTTCAACAGCCCGTTAGTCGTCCATTGGCGTTTCGTACACAGTATGCTGGGCTTACTGCGTACCTTACCGCCAGCGCTCTGAATGACCAGGGTACTGTGTTTGCTGGGCAATTTGATCGCCCCATTCGCAACTCAGTTTATCAGACTGCCTCGACTCCCCTGTCGGTCAACGGGAATAGCAGCATGTTTAGTTCTGGTATGACTTCCGTACCGTTTCATGAGAACGACATGACTGTCGCTGACCCACAGATGTACACTGCGCAAGCTCGCGAGGGTGTGTACATGCCGTTGCGGTTGTCGGGATTGGACGTGGGTTTTCGTCACGGTTGTCCCAATTATGGCTCGTCGATGGTGTTGACCGGGATCGGTGTTGCAACTGTCACCCCTTTTCAAGTTAGTGGTGCTTTGTACGCTGGTCCTCTCCCCGTTGTTGCTTTCAACGGGTCGAGTGCTGATTTTGATGCTCTTGCTTCCATCACTTCGGCTGGTCTTGTCACCTTGGCGTCGCCTGGGTCGCCGTACGTTTTTTCTGGGGTGAAATCAGGACGATTTGATTTTGATTTCGACTCCCTTGCGCAAGGCGTTATCATCTTTCGGGGATTGTCGCCTTTGGCGACAATTACTGTTAAGGCGTTTGTTGGCTTAGAGGCTATTCCCTCGGCAACGTCTTCGCAGTTGGTCTTTACGCGACCCCCTGCCAGTTTTAGCCCTCGCGCGCTCGAGGCTTACTTTTCGATGGTTCAAGCTACACCTGATTGTTATCCGGCTTCCTATAACAGTCTTGGTACTATCTTGTCAACTATTGGTAGTGCGGCCTCGGCTCTTTGGCCGACCATACGTTCTATTGGTGGCGCGATTGTCAATGGGTTGGATGCTGCGACTGGCTATAAGTCCAGCGCACCTCCATTGATAACAGCGCCTACCATTAAAACGGGGTCTGGTTTGGAGCAAAGGAATTTATTGGCTGTTCGCCGTCCTTTGTCTCGTTCTTCGGTTGTTGTTCAACCTACTCAGCGTGCTCGTTCGCGTAGTGTTTCTGTTCGCCCGCGTGCCATTGTGATGGCACCCCGGCGTAACAAGCAACCTCGTGCTCGTGCTCGTCGCAGCGGCTCCGTTAATGGTGCCGCTGGGTTTCTTGGTAGGCGGTTTTAGTTGGTGGACTAGTTGCGTTTGGTTTTGACCTGCGCGGGCTAGTGTTTGTTATTTTTCTTTTCTTTTCTTTGACTATGCTTGTTTAGTCACCTTTATACCCAAAACCCATAAAAATTTATATATACCCAAAACAAAACAAAAATTATTCTTTCTTTCTTTTCTTTTGTTCGCTCGAGTACTGATCATGCTCGTAGCGTCCGCGTCATAAAGACGTTAACTTTTCGTTGGTTTTCCAGCCGTTTTACGAACGTTAAGCGTGTGATTGGTTATCACGTTAATCAACACCCGGCCCCGGGTTCATTAGTTATTTGTTTAACTTCTGTAAAGTGGGCTGTAATGGGGGTCTTGCG